AAGCCGACGGTACAGAATACCAAGTTATATCGGTTTAAGATGTCCGAAACATATCCTACGTTTCATGACGACTATGTGCAGCCTGCCCTTGACTGGTGGCAGAAGCACGTTGTAACGGGTGTTTCCCCTGCGTTTGATGAAAAGGTCGACGCGGAGTATTTAAAGGGTCTGCGGACGGCTACAGCGGTCACAGATGCAGACCTTGAAGCACTGCTTGCCAAGGGTGAAAAATTACTTATCGCCGTGAACAAAGCAGAAGCGAAAATCGCGGATAAAAAAGACGAACTGAAAAAGGTCGAAGCGGAAATCAAAAAACGCATGATCGCGCAGTTTGGTGAAAACGATACCAAAGTAGAATTGAGCGGTAAAAAATTCCTGTATACGGTATCGAAGACTGTTAAGCGCGCCTTAAATGATGCGTTGGTGGTCGATTATCTGGAATCCTGCGGAGAAGATATCGACGATTACATGAAGGAAAGCGAAACCATGACGCTGAGAAAAAAAGAAATTAAGGAGGAAGAAGCATGAAATTTAAAAAGTTTTGTGAACGCGTAACGCCCTACGGGCAGATCGTAAAACTGGATAACGGTGATGAATGGCTTATTGGCGGCGGTGTGGGTATGAAAATTCCTATGGGCGTTGTGAATATTCTCGGAACCGGCGCAGCATCTGAGGAAGTGAAAACCCTTGTATACGACCTGACTCACGCCGATACGGATAAACGCGTTTATTTGACTGACGCGGTTCTGCTTGAGCCTGATGGGAAAGCGGCTGATATCATCAGATGCTTTGGAGACGCTAAGATTACAAATAAGGATTATGGGTTGCTTGAAAAGGGTGATACCGAGTTAGCTGTTGCGATTGCTGTGGATGATGAACTGTACGAACACAAGTATCTGTTGGTGCTTGACCGCGAAAACAACGTGTGTGGGTTCATTCGGTGTATCGAGGATTAAAGCCTATGGACAAGTTGAAATTAGCGATTGATTTTATCAATGCCGCTATCTATGAAATGCAAAAATTACAAGAGTATAACGACGCGATGCGCGATTGTACGACCGAGGATGAAATCTTAGACGTGAAATTTTCGTTTCTCGGCGTACCGACTGAAAAAGGTATCAATGACAAGTTAAAATTTGCCCGTCAATTGATTTTGGCGGCATATATGGAATAAACGGAGGTATGAAAAATGGCAAAAATCGGATTAGTTGACGGTTACACAATGCTCCCTGAGGGCGAACAGATTTTCAAAGTTACAAAAGTAAATTACGACGAGGATTTCGGTAAAATTGAGGTTACTTTGCAGACCAAAAACGGACAGAGCGCAAAAGAGACCTTTTCTATTTTGAACGATGACGGCGAAACAAATGAGGGGGCATTAAAAGCGTTTTCCTACTTTGCTAAAAACTGCTTGAATAACTTTACCATTAACGAAATCGACCATGAGGATTTAGTTGGTTGCTATGTGAAAGCGACAGTAAAGCACGAAGAATACATCGCGAAAAAAGGTAAGAACGTCGGCAAGACTATGAAGGCGGCACACTTGACAGATTACGAACCTGCTTACGGGTTCGGTGCAGCTGACAACAGTGTTGAACCTGATGATTTAGATGACGAATTTGGAGATCTTGACTGATGTCGGAAAAGAAGCTGCAAGACGATTGTATTAAGGTGCTGAAAGAAAAAGGCATTTATTTTATCAATGTGTTTGGTTCGGGGCGTTCTGCAAAGGGCGCGCCGGACCTCATCACATGTGTCAACGGTCGATTTGTAGGCTTTGAATTAAAGGTTGGAAGAAACCAGATGCAGGACGACCAGAAGATACATAAATTAAGAATCGAACGAAGCGGCGGCTTGCACTACTGCCCTCGGTCGGTTGAGGAATTTAAAGAGATATTGGAGGGGATTACATGAGGATGAAATCGGACCGTATTGCGGACTATCTAAAGTTTATTGGCGATTATTTTGCGAATTTTATCGCAGTAAGTCAGCTTGATGAAATGGGGTTCTTTGATGCTCCTGCATCTACAACCCACCACGGGGCTTATGAAGGTGGATTATTTGACCATTCCTTAGCGGTAGCTAAAGCACTGGTAAAGCTGACAGAAGATCTTGGACTCGTATGGGAACGCAAGGAATCGCCGAAAATCATTGGTTTGTTCCATGACTTGTGTAAGTGCGACGCGTATGTTGAGAAAACAGACGACTTCGGAGCATCGTTTGATCCGAAAAAATTTGAATACAATAAATTTCTTACTATTGATGGTCACGGGGAAAAATCCTGTATTCTTACTCTACAATATGTTCCGCTGACCGATGAAGAAATTCATTGTATTCGCTGGCACATGGGCGCGTATGAGAAGAATACGGAAAAATGGGGCTATTACAACCGGAGTATTAAAAAATATCCAAACGTCCTGTTTACCCACACAGCGGATATGATTGCAAGTCATATCGAGGGGGTATAAGCGTGAACAGAGCGGAACGGCGCAGACAGCAGAAGGAACAAGAAAAGGCTAATTCGCTAATCATTCTAACTAACGGGCAAATCGATATCATTAAACAACAGGCGTATGACGACGCGGTACACGACCTGATGCACATTGCGTTAGGCGTGTCGGCGTTCACGTTGCACGACAAATATGGTCAGCTGATGAAGAAAGACCACCGAGAGCAGAAATTTATAGATTTCGCGCTCGATGTATGGTCGGCAATCGAAAGCGGTCATATCTCACTTAATGATATCGTGGATGCTTTGAAACATGAGTGCGACTGTGATTTAGTCGAAATCGGCTTGAATTGGAGGCGGTTACATGAGCGGAAAGGGAGTTGCAACCCGTAAAAGGATTGATTTTGATTATATGCGATGCTGTGAGCGTTGCAGGAAGAAGTTTTATACTTTGAACCCGACAGAATACAGTTATAAGCGTAGCGTTAATAATCGAATCTTGTTTTTCTGTTCTTGGTCGTGTATGCGTGCGTGGGAGCGAGAATCGCCGAAAGTAAGTAAGACAAAGCGAGGAAAAGAATACTATGAAGTACATCATTTTGAATAATGCGAAACAAGCAACTCACGAATTCAAAGACGGTGTCGGGGCTAAGACATGGGACGAAGTGAAGGACTTCGATAACATAGCTATGATTGTACCCGATGGGTTCGTAGTGATGGATTATGACACGACCTCTGACGCGGAAATCATGTTGAAGATAGTAGAGGGGTTAGATATCCCCTGTCGTGTGATGAAGACCACAAGAGGGGTGCACGTCTGGTTCAAAGCGCGTGAGGAGTACATAACCAAAAACGGAAAACAGGAAAAAGCACCTGTTAAGAATTTCATCAAGCAGCGGCTAGCAATCGGGGTATATTCCGACAGAAAAGCAGGTGGGCGAAATGCCTATGTGAAAATCAAAGACGGCGGTAAGATGCGCGAATGGATTAAGAAGGTTGCGTATTCAGATTGCGCGGTCGTTCCAAAATGGTTGTCGGTTGTTTCCGCACCCTCTGATAAATTCAAATTCAAGGGTATGTCAGAAGGCAGCGGCAGGAATCAGGAGTTATACAATTATGTGGTTTATCTCCAAAGCAAAGGTTTTTCGCGCGATGAAATTATTGAGACAATCCACGTTATCAATGATTATGTGTTTGCGGAGCCGTTGGATGATTCTGAGATTGAAACTATTTGCCGGGATGAAGCCTTTAAATCAGATGAAGAACTCGCACAGCAGGCGGCGGAACGTCTGGAAGGGTTCAAACACAACGAATTCGGCGACGAGCTGATAGAAGCCTATCATATCATCAATGTGCATGAGCAGTTGTATGTGTATGAAGATGGGTATTATCAGCAGGATGAAAAAATCATTGAGAAAAAGATGATTGAGTTGTTCCCGGCAATCAAAGAACGTCAGAGGAATGAAGTATTGAAATACATCCGCATCCAGTCCTATCAGCGTAGTGATGCGATTAAGATTGAACCCTATATCATCAATCTGAAAAACACGCGCTTAGATATCAGAACGGGGAAATGCTTACCCTTCACACCTGACGCGATAGAGTTTGCGCGTATCCCGGTTGTTTATGACCCGTCGGCGTATTGTCCAGAAGTAGAAAAAACGCTGAACCGCGTCTTTCTGGGGGATAAGGAAGTTATAGCACTATTCGAAGAAATGGTCGGTGCGTGTCTGGTGAAAAAGACCATGTACGGCAAAGCCTTCATCTTGTATGGTAACGGGTCGAACGGTAAAAGTACGGTGTTAGGTATGCTGAAAAATTTCCTCGGAAGTCAAAACTACGCCGCTATCCCGTTGGAGAAGCTGAGTGAAAAATTTGCGCTTGCTGAGTTGGAAAACAAGCTGGCAAATCTCGGTGACGATATCGACAACGCAATCATCAAGAATAGCGGTACAGTGAAGCGAATTTTTGACGGGAACGATGTACAGGTAGAGCGAAAGGGCGAACGCCCCTTTAAACTTGCACCCTACGCGACGCACGTTTTCAGCGCGAACGCTGTACCCCATTCATACGATAAATCAGATGGTTTCTATCGCCGTTGGTGCATTATTCCTTTTAATGCTAAATTTGAACCCAATTCGCCCGATTATGACCCGATGCTGATTGATAAGGTCACGACCGATGAAGCGGCTAGTTATCTATTGAATATCGGCTTACGGGGCATACAGCGGATATTAAAGGCAGGGGCGTTCACGAAACCAGACGTGATATCTAACATGCTGGAACAGTACAGAATTGAAAATTCTACGGTGTTGTCTTGGGTAGAAGATAATAATTTGACAGACGATTTGAATTATTTCTTGGACACACCTGATAGGGAAATTTATTTAGCTTATACGGATTGGTGCAAAAACAACGGTGTTACTAAACCATCTAGCGCGAGAGCGTTTTACAGGGATATCATCAATTACTTTGATTTTGATGAAAAACGCAAACAGCGAAACGGCGGCAAAAGGTATTTTGTTATGAAAATTTAAGGAGTGAAAAATCATGAAAGAAGATAATTCAATTCGAGATGTCTTGCAGGATATGTTGAAAAGGTTTAAACAATCGACGATTACTGAACAATGCTGCGACACTTGCAAATATGAAGCACTTGGAGAGAATGAGACTCCGTGTATTAAGTGCTGCGGCGATATAAGCTACTGGGAACCCAAACCCGACACACCCACTACACGAGCGGATTTTCTGAGGATCACAGAAGGCATCGTTTGCCACGACAGGAACGACAAGCACGGTGAACCAGAAGATAATTTCGGTATCATCGCTAAACTGTGGAGTGTTTATTTAAACTCTGAAATTAAATCCGCAGATGTAGCGGTCATGCTGTGTCTGTTTAAAATTGCCCGTATGCGGTCCGGTAAGATGGACAACCCCGACAGCTGGACAGATCTGATTGGGTATGCCGCTTGCGGTGCCGAATGTGCTGTGAAAGGACACAAAGCGGATGAAATTCATTGATTTTTTCTCTGGTGTCGGAGGTTTCCGCCGAGGGATGGAACTTGCCGGGCATGAATGCGTGGGATTTTGTGAATTTGATAAATTCGCGGTTGCGTCCTACACCGCGATGCACCTTATGACGGACGATGAACGAGAATACATAAGCACGTTGCCGAAGAACAAAAGAGTAGCAGAAGCAGGAAAGGAGGAATACAGACATGGAGAATGGTATGCAAATGACATTAGATGGATTTTCGCCGAGAACATCCCAAAAGCAGACTGTTGGTGTTTCGGATTCCCCTGTCAAGACATCAGCGTTGCTGGAAAGCGGCTTGGTTTTAACGGGACAAGAAGCAGTTTATTTTTCCGAGTTATCAGACTTGTGCAAGACCTCGAAGAAAAAGATAGACCCACATACTTATTCATTGAGAACGTTAAAAACCTACTTAGCGTTAATGGGGGAACGGACTTCCTTAAACTTCTCATTGCGCTGGATGAAAGCGGGTACGATGCAGAATGGCAAGTTATCAATTCTGCCGATTACATCCCACAAAACAGAGAAAGAGTTTTCATTATCGGACATCTTAGAGGACGAAGTGGAGAGCAAATATTTCCTATCGAAGGAGCAGACGGAGAAAATAGTGTTCAAATAATCGGACACAGAGAAGGATACCGCAGGAATATGCAAGTGTTTTCTCCGAAAGGGATAACAGAAGCGTTAGACACAGGTCAAGGCGACGGCAGAGGTCATTATACCGCCATGCCCGTATTTTGCGATATGTCAAAAAGTGCAGGAATACAAACTTATGATAAGGCGTTTTGCTTGCAAGCGAGATACCATAAAGGCATTTGCAACAGGAGAAAGGAAACAAGCGGCATTTGCGTTCCTGTACTCACTCCGGACAGAGCAGAAAAAAGACAGAACGGCAGAAGAACGAAGGGAAATGGAGAGCCAATGTTTACTCTGACCGGACAGGACCGGCACGGAGTTATGATTTCAACGCCTGACGGAATGGCGTTTTATGCCATTTGGTACGAAAAATATCAGTGCTATATTGCCATCCGTAAGCTAACACCGAGAGAATGCTTTCGGTTGCAAGGATGGTCGGATGAATATTTCGATAGGGCTGAATTGGTAAACAGTGACAGCCAGTTATATAAACAGGCAGGGAACGGTGTGACCGTACCGGTAATATACGAGATTGCAAAAAGAATTGGGTGAATTTCAAATGAAAAAAGAACAGAATGACTTCGGATGGATCAGCGTAAAAGACAGATTGCCGAACGACGAAAAGTCTGTGCTCGTACTTATTAAAGAGGTTGAGAAATACGGAATCTATAAAGAAAAAACAGATGTATGCCATTGGATTTTCATCGGTTGGAACATTGACGGTGAGTGGGCGACAACGTATTGCAACGGATACGAACTAATCGCGGATGAGAACAAAGAAACATCGAACGTCACATACGCCGTTACGCACTGGATGCCGTTACCAGAGTTACCTAAAGGGAGGAATAAAATGAAAAGAATCTATATCAGTGGACCCATCACGGGAACAGATGATTTTTATGAAAGATTTGCAGAAGCAGAAGCAATGTGGCCTTGCGACGGTTCATCCGTTGTGAACCCTGCGAAGTTAAATGATATCATGCCGAAAGATGCGACGCACGAGGAACACATGAAGATGTCGTTTGAACTGCTGAGCATGTGCGATGCTATCTACATGCTGAAAGGCTGGGAAGAAAGTAAAGGGGCAAATCGCGAATATGGGTACGCGGTCGCAAAAGGTATGAGAATAATGTTTGAGAAATGAGGTGTCAATGTATGAAAGAAGTTACGGATTATCTGTCCCCTCCTGAATTACTGGCACAATTAGCAGAAGAAGCTGCTGAGTTATCACAGGCTGCGTTAAAGCTGCGTAGAGCCATGACCGGGTATAACCCTACTCCTGTTACGGTGGATGACGCGGTTGCGAATTTAATAGAAGAAGTTGCGGATGTTAATTCGGTGCTTTCTTTTTTGCTGAGTGATGGTGATATCGCAGAAATGGAAGAAATCAAACAGCGAAAACATAAAAGATGGTTAAATCGTTTGGAGGAACACAGACATAATGAAAACTAAAATTAAAACTGAATTGTTCAATGACAATTTCCAAAATTATAAGAGGTACGGCATCCCGAAAGCGCAACTTGTTATTGCTGATATTCCCTACAACGTGGGTACAAACTTTTACGGCAGTAACCCCATGTGGTACAAAGGTGGGGACAATAAAAACGGTGAAAGCAAACTTGCCGGAAAGGCTGCTTTTAATACGGATTTTAATTTCAATCTGTACGAGTATTTTCATTTTTGTAGCAAGTTGTTGAAGAAAGAAGATACGAAAACCGTATCTCGTGGAAGAAGTAGCGACAGTCCTTGCATGATTGTTTTTTGCAGTTTTGAACAGATCCCAACGCTCATCAACGCCGCCGAGAAACATGGATTCGTAAACTACATACCTTTGGTTTTCTGTAAGAATTACAGCCCACAGGTTTTGAAGGCGAATATGCGCGTTGTGGGCGCGACAGAATACGCACTTATATTTTATCGGGGGAGACTGCCGAAATTTAGAAATGGTTGTCAGCAGGACGAGAACGGAAAGAATATTCGCGGTACAGGAAGAATGATTTTTAATTGGTTCGCGTGGGAGAAGGACCGGAAGGAGATTCCCAAAATTCACCCGGCCCAGAAGCCCGTAGCCGTGATTAAGAAACTGATTGAGATTTTCACCGATGAAGGGGACATCGTGATTGACCCTTGCGCTGGAAGTGGCTCGACATTGAGGGCAGCAATGGAGTGTGGCAGGAACTCATACGGATTTGAAATTTCAAAGGAATTTTACAGACGAGCAAAAGATGAAATGCTTGTTATGCGAAATCATTATTCTGTAAAAATAAATGGAGAGGCACTTCTAAGGGGGTTGAAAGATGGACTATCAGAAATTCAAGAAAGCGAAGGCTATCGAGAAGAAAAACAAGGAATGCTTGCTGAAAAATAACCAAAACGCCCAAAGTCCCCCACACGGGGGACAGAGGGTTAATTTAAAGATTTAGGAGGTAGGGACATGAAAGAACATATTTTGCAGTTTGCCGTCAGCATCGATGAAGAACGTATCGTTTCTTTGGTCGAGAAAAAAGCCATTGAGACCGCCGAAAGGGGCGTTATGGATGCGGTTAAGGCAAAAACAAACGCTGCTAATCGTTGGGAACAGTCTTACGTCGAACAAATGATTGATGAGCAGGTTAATAAGGTCATTGCTGAAAATAAAGAAGCTATTATCGGTCTGGCAGCTGACAGATTAGCAGAACGCCTGAGCAGGACAAAAGCTGCAAAAGGGATGCTAAACGAAGTCATCAAGAACCAAAATGATACTCAGGAGGTGTGATGATGGCAGATATTAAAAGGTGTCCTATCTGCGGTGGACGGACTGTAATTTTTCGCGAAAAAGGCGGTTTCCGCTGGGTACATACTTGCAAAAGCCATGACGAATCGTATCCTACTTTTCGCGGTAAGCCTAAAAACAAATTTGGTGATGCGGTTCGCGATTGGAACGAACGCGTTAAATCCATGCTAAAAATCAAAGATGCGTTTGCCGATTATTTAAAATCTGGTCGTAGTGTTAGATTTGTGAAAGGAGATAAGTCAAATGAGTACACTTGTTTTATCAGGTGAAGCGTTCGCCCATATCATGAAGGTCTGCGGCGCGGTTATTGATACGAAAGAATCTAGGGAGTATTTCAGATATATTTATCTTGAAGTCAAAGGGGAGCAGGTGACGGCATACGGTACGAACGGATACGCTGTCGCTTACACAAAAGAAAACTTACTTGAATCATCTGAACCCTGTAAAATCCTTATCCCCGTTACAAAGGCGCAGAAGGGCGTTGCACAAGTTACGATTGAAAGTGATGACCATAGCGTAGCGATTAAGTATTTATATAACGACCCTAATAAATTAGACCAAGGGGTAGTTAGTACCGTACCCGATGTCGCTCAATTTCCAAAGGGCATTATCAGCACGGTTGAAACAATCCGCAACGAAGATACCTCATTTACCGTTGGATTCGCACAGAGACAGTTAAACGATGCACTAAAAGCCTTTGGTAAGAGTGATGCACTATATTTTCAGTTTTCCGACAGTCACAAACCTGTTTTCATTCGGGCATACGAGGATAATACGGTAGATGATTCGTGCGGTATTATCCTTTGTCCGGTGAGATCTAAACACATCAAGAACTATTAAGGAGTGGTGATTTAATGCCTATTAAAACAGTAACTTACACATGTTCTATTTGCAGTACTGTGTTCGGTTCTTTGGCTGACGCTGAAAAATGCGAGCGACAGCATAAGATACCAGCAACCGTCAGCAAACCTCTCTACGATAAAAAGCATAAACCAGAGTACCCCGATTCCGTGTTAATCACGTTCACAGACGGGAAATCGGCTAGATATTCAAGGAGGAAGTATTAAAATGAAATTCAAGTATAATTTGTCGGATATAGTAAAAGACAACATTACGGACTTTTCGGGAGTTATCACCGCCAGAGCGGAATATTTAAACGGAGAATCAATATATTTGCTAGAAGCTAAGGTGGATAATAAGCCTGTTGTAGAATGGTTTCCGGAAGGACGACTTGAGGTGGTGACAGAATGAAAGTAATCATCAAACACTATGCCGACGATTGGCAAATCATCAAAGACAACGCCCTTTTCACAATCCACAAATTCGGCGGCGGTCAGTACCCGTCGCAGGACTGGAAACGCCGTATCCTGCTTGCTGAGCATAGCCCTATCAGGTCTGGGCGGCTGATTATCGAGGTTCACGACGTACCGAGTTATGTTATCGGGCATATCGTCCGGCATAACATCGGGTTCATGCCCTTTGTGGCGACGCTGCGGAGCGACCGCACAGAATACGCCGACGGTAAAACGCCCGACAGAAACACGCCGAACAGCGTTAGATTTGAAGGAAATTATCAGTCTTTTATCAACATCAGCCGTAAAAGATTATGTGGACAGGCATCTGAAAAGACCCGTGAGTTTTGGTCCGCTGTCATGGCGGCGGTTGCCGAATATGTACCCGAACTGTATTTCGTGTGCGTTCCTGAGTGCGTTTATCGTGGCGGCTGTCCTGAGTTTAATATGTGCCTGGGTAAAACGTGGGTCAATTTTTATAACCGACTGCGTGATAAAGGGCTGCTTGAAAGTGCGTTTTTATCCTTGCCGAAACGCTACGAGGAATGGCATAGATTTAAAAATGAGAGGTCGGATTTTTAAAAAATTGACCCCGAAAAGCATAACAAGTTTGCTTGAAAATTACGTTCGATAATTCTGTTATGGTGCGTTTTTAATCATAATCAATTATAAAAACAGAGTGATAGATGGTTATAAACACGTTATCATAACAAGTTTATTTTCAATTCTGTTATGGCTGAACGCATTTGATTTTACTGGGTTTCTTATATTATATAACATATATAACATATATTTTTTATTATTAAGAAATAAATAATATATAATATATATAGAAAAAAGAAAAAAGAAAAATATATAAAGAAATAGAAAACTTGTTGTTATTGTTGTTACTCTGTTATGCTAAAGCAAAAAGCGAGGTGAAGGGATGGGAAATATTGAGGTCAAAAGATTCCTGCGGCGGTACGAAATGAATGAGTTCAGAATAGAAGGCTTGAGAGTGCAGCGGCAGGAGTTGCAGGAGCGTGTAGAGAGTGCAGGAGCACAGCAGCTATCCGATATGCCGAAAGGCGGCAGAAAGAAAACTACCGAGGATTGGATAGCGGAGATTGATACACTGGACAGACGAATAGACAAGCTGACAAAGCGAAGCCGTGAACTGCGTGAAGAAATCCAGATGGCGATAGATACTATCGGTGACCCGAAGCTGTGTAGGGTTTTGGATTTGTATTACATCGAATGCAAGACGCTGTTGGAAATCTCGGAGGAAATGAATTATACCTACAGGTACATAATCGAGCTATACCATCAGGCAATGCACGCGATACAGATTGGCGATATGTAACAGGCGTGTTTACAGGCTTTTTATAAACACATTGCAAACACACTGAAAACATAATAAAATGGTAGCGTGATAAATAGGCGACAGGCGAAATGAACCTGTCGCTTTTTTATTGCGGTCTGTGCCTGTTTGGCTCCTCCTATTCTAGGTCGGTGGGTGTTATCCTACCGACCACTCTTTCTATATGGGGGCGATACTTATGCTGATGAAAACATGCGCGCATTGTGGGCGGCTGATTCCATACGGTAAGCGATACTGTACTGAGTGTGAACCTATCATGCAGGAACGCTTTGAGGAACAGAAGCGCGAGCGAGCGAAGAAGTATAACCGAGAATACAACGCGACAAGGGCGAAGAAGTTCACGACCTTCTACAGGTCGCGCGAGTGGATTCGTTTAGCGCGGTGGTACATGCAGCAGAAGGCGTACAAGTGTGAAGACTGCGGACGGTTGGCGACAGAAGTGCATCATATCCAACCGATACAGACTGACGCAGGATGGGAAAGGCGACTGGACGAAACGAACCTAGCTGCACTGTGTACGGGGTGCCATAATGCCAGACACAAAAGATTTGTGAGAAAAAATAAGCGGTAGCCCTGTGACAGCGTACAAGGCTCTCTAAGGCGTTTTAATGTTGTGGTAATGAATTACTCAAATAAGCACAGAACAACGCTTAGACGAAGCGAGAGAGGACAACAGCGATACTCTGGTAGGGGTGGGTTAAAAAGTATTCACCCTACGGGGGATAACGGGCACAGGGGAGAACACCGCGGAAAAATATCCCTTTTTCGGGATTTAGCCTATAAAACCAAGAAAAGAAAGGGGCTGAAAAAATTGGCTTGGTCTGAGACACAACGAATTTTGAATAAACTCGACGATGGTTTAAAAAGATTGGATTCCAATAACAGTGTTATGATCGTAAAAGACCTAAGTAAGATTACGACTGAAACCGAACTGTTATCTATAGCAGGTAAGGGTAGATTATACGGCTCGGCTCTTGGTGCGACTGGAAGTCCATCGCATAGCGATTTAAGAATAGAAATAGATGGTAAGACAATTATTGATTTATCTACGGATATGCCTACTTCGGGATATAATTACAGTTGTTTCAGCGGTCTTGGTTCGTGGTTTGACCTATCCGACTTTTTGCAACCTGATAGATATTTCAAAATAAAATTCAAAAATATACTTATCGTAGATGGTCAAGCGTTCGATTTTTATGCAATAAAATATGTACCATTAAGTAGTGAAAAACAATCTTTTTCGAGATCTACTAGCGCAGGTTTGTATAGTATTATCGACAGATATATTGAATTTAATAAATCATTGAAGATATATGGATCGGGCAAATCTATTATGAGATTTGTTTGCGAATACGAGTTAGAATAAGGTGATTCCCAATGAACAAACTGATAAAACAAGAAGAAATCACAGAAAACGGCGTGGTATATATCGTGGAGACCTACGAACGGGGTACGGTGAAGTATTTGAAATCTACACCTAGTACAGAAGAACCCGAACCACAGCCCGAACCGTTAGACACTGACGTGGCTCTTTATGAGTTGCTGAACGCGACAGAGTACAATACCTGTCTGCTGGAAATGCAGATGGACGCTTAACACAAGAATAGGAGGGCGGCAAAAATGGGTAGACAGAAACAGCCCGTGGCGTTGATTGTCGCCAAGGGTCAGAAGCACTTAACAAAACAGGAAATCGAAACACGGGAGAAAACAGAGGTAAAGCCCATCAACGAGGATGTGACCGCTCCCGATTATCTTACGCAAAGACAGAAAGCGGCGTTTGATGAAATTGCAGGGCAGCTGAAAGCCCTGCATATTGTGAACGAAACGGACGCGGATGCCATAGCGCGTTATATCCTGTCCCGTGAAGCGTATGTCAAGGTTACAAAGCAGCTGAACCAGAATAAGGTGATTTCCAACCCGTCACTCTTAAATGCTTATCTCAAGAATCAGGACAAGCTGTTTAAGCAGTGCCGCGCCGCCGCCAGTGACCTTGGATTGTCCATCACATCACGGGCAAAGTTGGTTGTGCCGACGGTAGAACAGCCTGTACAGCCAACCAATAAATTTGCGAAATTCACTAAAGGGGCGGTCTAAATGTATGAAAATGACCGTGTGACACAACACGCGCTTGCTGTGGTGAATGGTGAGGTTGTATCTGGGCGGCTACATCGGTTAGCCTGTCAGCGGCATTTGAAAGACCTAGAACGGCAAAACACAGACGCTTTCCCGTATTATTACGAAGAAGCCGCCGCGGCTGAGGTTCTGAATTATGCCGAAACGCTGACCGTTTCAGAAGGGTACGAAAAAACGCCCGTCAAGCTGATTCCTGAACAGGCGTTTGATATCGGGTGTACATTCGGGTGGAAGAAGTGTTCCAATCATAAACGAAGATTCCGCCGCCGCTACAAATCCGTAGCGCGGCAAAATGGTAAGACTTTTGAGAATGGTATTATGGGCACCTATGTTGCAGGGTTCGGCGGCTATTATGAAGGGAAACTTTTCACAGTAGCGACCAAACACCGACAAGCTAAGTTGGCGTGGGATGAAATGCGGAAATTCATCAAGGTTGACCCTGACTTGGAGGAATATTTTCAGGTGAAGGAATATATTTCAACGATTCGGGCGACCGAAACAAATTGTACCATTGAAGCCCTATCGAAGGAATCTGGGCTTGATGATGGTTTCCGGTCCATCTTTTCATCAATCGATGAAATTCACCAGCACCGAGATAACAAAATCTACAAAGCCCTGTACAATGGTACGCGCGCATTACCGGAAACACTGGTATCCATGATTACCACACGGGGCGACAAACTGAATTCATTCTGTAAGGAAATGGACGATTATTGCATTAAAATCCTTGAAGGTGTAGCAACCTCCGAGGATTTTTTTGTAGATATTTACGCCATAGACAAGGACGATGATCCGTTTGATGAAGCCGTATGGATTAAGGCGAACCCGTTTCTTTTCACAAACCCTGAAAGCGTGGAAGTGCTGCGGCAGGACGCGGCGACCGCTAAAGAAATGGGCGGTTCTGATTTACGGGATTTTCTGACAAAATGCCTGAATATCTGGGTAAACAATACCGATGACCAGTTTATCAACGTTGAAAAGTGGAAAAAAGGTGCGACACAGAAAACGCTTGAAGATTTCCGAGGGCAGCCCTGCACGATTGGTATTGACTGTTCTAGTGGTGGCGACCTGACAACATATTCTCTTGAGTTTGAAGAAGGGAAAGGCGTGTATTTTTATTCACATTCCTTTATGCCGCGCGGACGGTTGGAAGAACACATAGAAACAGACCTTGCGCCGTATGACCTATGGGTCGAGAATGAATTGATAACCGTTACGGGTAGCGCGATGGATTTCAAGAACGACTACAAATTCATGATAAATGATTTGAAAAACATCGTGAAAGAATACGACTTGAAGCCCGTCGGCATCGGGATTGACCCACATAACGCAGATGGTATTCTGGGTGACCTTGAAGAATTCGGGTGCCCTGTTATCATGGTGACACAGTCTTGCAAAAGCCTGAACGATGCAACCGTTGATATTCAACTGCTTGTGAAATCAGAACTCGTAACCTACAACGAAGGAAATGAGCTGCTGACATGGTCGTTTACTAACGCCTGTGTTGTGCGAAATTCCTTTGACGAAATCAAGGTTGATAAAAAGGCTAGGGAACGATTTAAGCGAATTGACCCTGTTGACGCGTGCATTGACGCGCATTTTGTAAAGCTGAAAAACACGCCTGAGGAAATCGATACAGGCGATGCACTGAACAAATACTTATCCGCTATGGGATGGAATTAAAAGGGGGTGAGAATGTGATAAGAGCATCTTTTATGACTTTAGGCAAGAAGGTGACAACTGATTCTCTTTACCAGTGGGATACAAACCAGATTTTTCAAATCACGGGTTCTAACCTGACAACCGCACCGCAAATTCACTACGGCAATAAAGCCCACGAAGAAGCGGTGATTGTACAAAGTAAAATTGTGGATGGTGTGATTGAATCCAATATTCCAAACACGCTGCTTGCCGAACCATATCCCATCTATGCTTTTCTGGTGGTGATTGCGGACGGGAAATCGAACACTAGACAGGTGTTTGAAATCCCCGTGAAAACACGACCGAAACCAGCGGATTATGAGTTTATAGATGACAAGGACGTTATCAATTACGAGTATCTGTCTGATAGAATCGTAAGATTTGAGGACGCAGTAAACGCCCGTGCTGATAGATTGGAAAACAATATCAATACGTTTGAAACAAATGTATCGAATACGGTTGACCGATTGCAGCTGATTGTAGAATCTATGTCTTCTCTGGGGATTGATTCGGTTATGAACATGTTCAACAAAAGAACAAAATTCAATGACGATGGATCTATCTTAGAATCCGGCGACGGTTGGACAAAGAAAACCGTTTTCAATGCCGATGAAAGCATTGACGAAACCTTTACGTCCACAAATAAGGATGGTACAACGAAGACCGTTGTAAAACATACTACTTTCGGGGATATCATCAAAGAAGAAATCACACAAAGTTATGTATCTTAAGGGGGTGAGAACATGAATGCATACGCAACAATGAGAAAGCTTATCGAAAATCTGAACCGCAGATATGACGAAGGAAGATGCAATCAGCAGGAATACACGCAGACAGCTGCAACATATTCTAAGAGATTGGATGTATTTTTCGGCGTTGGCAGAATTACTGACGAGCAGTATTCTGAACTGCTGTCCTCTTTTAAGACTTTCTAAAGGGGGATTGACTGATGTTTGAAAGATTTAAGAACGCTTGGGATGCTCTACGGGGGAAATCTATTGTCCCCCGTTCCGAGTATCAAAATTTACTGGATTTCCTAGGGGTAGATGGTGGGTTGCCCTCTGGGGCGTTATCCGAAGCAACGTACTTCGCTTGTATGAAGGTGCTTTGCGAATCCCTCGGAAAGCTGCCTTGCAAGGTCATGAAGCATACGGATGACAACGGCGTGTATACCGTGCGAGAACATCCACTTTATAGCGTCTTGCACGACCGCCCGAACCCTTATATGACAGCGTCCACGTTTTGGAGCACGCTTGAATTTAACCGTAATCATTACGGAAACGCATTCGCGTACATTCAGGATGCGGGAAAGCGGATGAAGCTGTGGATTCTCCCATCTGACAAGGTAACAATCTGGTATGATGACGCGAAAAGATTATCGGATGTACCGGATATTTATTACTTTTTTCAGACGGACGACGGTATAATGACCTTCACAAATGAGGAGATTTTGCATTTCAAATCGTCCAATAGTTTTAATGGGGTGGAAGGTGTATCCGTTCGGGAGCAGCTGAAAGCCACGATTAACGGTAATCAGAAAGCGCAGAAGATGCTAAACAGTCTCTACGATTCTGGATTTACAGGAAAAGCCGTTCTCAACTATACGGGAAACTTGTCGGATGCGAATGTGGAAACTCTGATAAGTCAGATTAACGCTTATGTAAAAGGCGATATGAAAAACAACGGTATTGAAAATATCATTCCTATCCCGTTCACTTTTAATCTGACCCCATTGACTGCGAAGTTGGCTGATTCGCAGTTTATCGAGATCAAGCAGTATTCCGCCTTGCAGATTGCGTCGGCTTTTGGTATTAAGCCCTACCAGATAGGCGATTATACTAAATCCAGTTACGCGTCAGCAGAAGCCCAGCAGTTAAGTTTCTATGTTGACACACTGCTGTACAATTTGAAGCAGTATGAGGAAGAAATAGCCTACAAGCTGTTTTCCGATGCAGAGCGCGAAAGCGGTATCTTTGTGAAATTCAATGTCAACGTGATCTTACGCGCTGACCTGAAAACGCAAATTGAAACCCTATCCGCCGCGGTGTCGAATTTCATTTACACGCCAAACGAAGCGCGTGCGATACTCGATATGGGGGCGAAGGAAGGCGGCGACAAGCTGCTTGGTAACGGCGCAAGTATTCCCGTTGAATTAACGGGGATCCAATACACAAAAACTGAGGCAGGAGGTACGACCGATGGCTAATATCGTAGAAGAAGCTACTAAATCCTTTAGCAATGCAATTTTCAAGGTGGCGAGTGTGCAAGCCGCAACCGTCACCGATGAAGAACTTGCTAAAATCAATAAATTCACCCTTGAGCCTTTAGAAGCGAAGGACGTTTTCGCGTTCAAGGTTGCAGCGTGTGACAATGAAATTGACGACCGAAATTATGAGCCGTTCAATCTGAAATCCTTGAAGGATTTGAAAAAATTGTACGTCGGTAAAACAGTTATCAAAGACCATTCGCGCCGCGCTGATAATCAGATTGCCCGTGTGTATGATGCAGAACTGATTCCCGACGCGGAAAAGGTGACGGGAGCCGGGGAAGTCTTTAACACACTGGTTCTAAAATGCTACATGGTAAAAACTTCTCAAAACGCCGATTTGATTACTGAAATTAAAGCTGGCATCAAAAAAGAGGTTTCTACGGGTACTGTAGCAAAAAAAGTTGTTTGTTCTATTTGCGGCACTGACAACAGAAAACAGTATTGCCCTCACCTCTGGGGGCGCGAATATGACGGTAAAACATGCTATTTCACACTTGACGGTGTAAAAGATGCGTATGAATTATCTTTTGTAGCGGTGCCGGCACAACCCCGTGCAGGAGCGGTAAAGCATTATAAAGACCTGATGGAAGAAACAGATGATGAAGAACCGAAAGACGGCGAGAAGGGTGCAGAACCGCCCGAAACGGGAGCCCCTGAGGATGACCCGACAAATGAAAAGGAAATCGAAGAAAAGAGCGTTGAACGACTGGCACAGACCAGAATCGGCAACGCTTTTTGTTTTGTAAACACAAATAAGGAGGTATCCGAGAATGAATAAGAAATTGCGTGAATTGCTGGCGGCTATGGACGCGAAAGCGACAGAAGCACAGAAGTACATGGACGGCGAAAACAAGGACGTTGCGAAAGCTACTGCCCTGATGGACGAATACGATGCACTGAAAGCGGAATTCGACACTGAAAAAAGACTGTTTGAAGCGGAAAAGGCTAGGGGCGGCGAAGGTGCTGCGGCGGCGGTAGTGGAAAAAGAAAAGGCTGCTTGTGCAGAAGAATTCGCAAAGGCTATTTCTCTGATTGCAAGCGGTCAGACAAAGCTGCTTGCAGAAGGTACAATGGCTGACGGCGGTTATCTGGTACCCGAAGATATCCTGACACAGGTACAGAAGTACAAAGAAGCTACTTTCGACCTGAAAACACTGGTAGACGTTGAACCTGTATCCACGAACAAGGGTGCAAGAACTTTCCAGCAGAAAGCGGATGTTGAAGGCTTGCAGAAGGTCGATGAAGGCGGCGCAGACGGCACCTAAGTTTGAAAGACTGACCTACTCTATCGAGGATTACGCGGGCTACATCCCCCTGACAAACGACCTGATTGAAGATAACAACCCCACGCACATTACCGAGGTTGTAACAGAATGGCTTGCGCGCGCGTCTGTGGCTTGTGATAACCGTGAAATTTTGGCGGCTATTAAGACAAAGGACGAAACAGCACTGAAAGGTCTGGATGACATTAAGAAATCCATCAATGTAACTTTGGGTCAGGCGTATGCATCCGCTGCTATCATCGTGACAAACGACGATGGTCTGAACTATCTGGATACTCTGAAAGATACTACAGGTCGCGACCTGCTGAACCCCGACCCTACAGCACCCGCTAACATGCGTCTGAGAATCGGCGCAAACCTGATTCCCGTGAAGGTAGTACCAAACACAGTGCTGAAAACCACTACAAATAAGGTTCCCTTCATCATTGGCGACCTGAAAGAAGCTGTAAAATTCTTCGACCGTCAGAAGGTTACTCTAAAAGCATCCGATATCGCTACAGTGGGCGGTAAATCTGCGTTTGAAAGCAACCTGACCTATATCAGAGCAATCGAAAGAATGAACGTCAAAGTAAAGGATAAAAACGCCTTTGTAAATGGCTTTATCACGGTGGGGGAGTAATTACCCCCACACGGCAGAAAAGGGCGGCAACCTATAGCGCGGAACAGCTGAACGCGATGACCAAAACGGAAATCGCAGACCTTGCCGCCGCGCTTGGCTTTGAAGGTGTGGACGTTTCCCACACGAAAGCCGAAATGATTGCCGCCTTTATAGCTGCACAAGGGGGCGAGTAAATGGTGAATATCAAACCACAGGATGTATTTGACCATCTGGGATATGACATAACCGATGAAACGATTGAGCGAAAAATAAATCATTTGATTACTGTTGCGGATTCCTACTTGAAGGGTGCAATCGGTGAAGGGTATCCCGATGACGATCCACGCGCAAAGGAACTTGCTTTGACAGTCATTGCTGACTTGTACGACCAAAGAGCATACACGAGCGAAAAGGTTTCTAATCAGGTACGACAGCTAGTGAATGATTTTTCATTACAGCTGCGGCTTGAATTAGCACGCTCCAAAGGTGGCGATTAAATGAGATTCGATAAAAAAATTATCATCCAGAAAGTTGATGAAGCTACCGAGATGTGGTCTGACGTTTGGACACTCCACGCGGCGGTCAATAACGCCAACGCAACCAAGGCGGCAGAATACAGCGGCGCGGCGATTGAAACGAAGCGTATTCTAACCTTCACCGTCAGATTCGCAACACCGCTGAACGCCATCGCCTACCAGACAAGCGCATTTCGCATTGTGTTTGAGGGTGTGGCGTTTAATATCACAAATTTTGATGATTTCATGCTTGAGCATAAAACCATCAGATTTACGGGGGTGAGCGAATATGTCTGAGGATTTGACCACTTCCATTCGCGCAATCTTGGATGATTTTGAGAAAAACGTAGCTGATGCGGTGAACGCCGAAACAGATAAAGCTATCGTTTCTCTTGTTGAAGAAACCAAATCTACCGCGCCCGTTCATCGGGGAAAATATCGAAAGTCAATCACATCTGAAAAACTAGAACCCGTTGCGTCTCGCACCCATTCTCAACTCTGGTATGTGAAATCCCCTGAACACCGATTGACCCACCTGTTAAATAACGGTCATGCGACCCGAAACGGCGGGCAGGTGGAAGGTACAGGGTTTCTCAGCAACGCTGTTGAGAGGGTAACAGACGAATACCTTGACGGGGTAGAGGGGGCGATTGAAAATGTTGACTGATATCTTGAAAGCGATAGGTATTACAAATAAAGAATCGCGCTTTATAACTGCCCCGAAGCCGCCCTTTATCGTTTGGTTTCATGAAACAGAAACTAGGGGCGGCGACTATGTGAATGGTATTGTTGACCATCACGTTTCACTTGAATTGTACGAGGACAAGCCCGATGCGGTACCCTCAAATAAAATCGAAACTGTATTGAATCAATTCGGCTTGGAGTATGACAAATCGGTGAAAAACTGGATTGCAAGCGAAAGCTATTATCAAACGGTATTCGATTTTGATTATACCGAAAAAAAGGAGGTTTAACACATGAAGAAAGGTGAAAAAATCGTTCTCGGTAGCGGCTACCTGTATGTGACGAAATTTACAGGCACGGTACCCGACGTGAAAACTATTTGTGTTGAAGAAAATCGTCTAGCGTATATTCAGGGCGGTGCGTCCGTTGAGTATACGCCTACATTCTACGAAGCTAAAGACGACCTCGGATACGCAACAAAAACATTGCTGACAGATGAATCTGTGGTTATGAAGTCCGGTATCATGACTTGGTACGGCGAAACCCTTGCAAAGCTGTGTTCTACGGCACGAGTTACTACAGATGAAACTACTAGAACCGTAAAAATCGGCGGTCTCGGAAACTATAACGATGATAAATACGTCATTTGTTTCCATCACCCCGACAAAACCGACGGCGATATGTGGTTGCTGATTGTAGGGCAGAACCAAAGCGGCTTTACTCTTGCGTTTGCTAAAGATAAAGAAACCGTTATCGATGCTGAATTCAAAGCAGCTGCTAGCATTGATGCTGAGGGTACGCTCATTCAGTACGTTGAGGAAATCAAGAGCGACGCAAAAAACCAAGCTACACAGGCGGCAAAGGGTACAAAAGCGGTAGAAAACTAAAAATCAACTTATGCGGTGGGCGAAAATGCTCACCGCATTTTTTATATCAGGAGGTGTACAAAGTGGCTAAGACGCTTGATTTTACAAAAAGAAAAAAAGAATTTTTGACCGTAAAACTTAAGGACGAAGATAAAACCGTTCTTGCGGTGAACATGCCTAAAAAGTATGTGTACGAGTGCTTGCTCGAATGTGTAGATATTTTTGAGCAAATCGACCAGACGGACGAAACCGAAACTATCACAAACGGCATGAATGCCCTGTATGAAGCGTGCGCGCTGGCGTTGTCCAATAACAAAAATCAAAAGACTTTCACAGCAGATGAAGTCGCAGAATTTTTCGATTTTGAAGATTTGGTTGTTTTCTTCACAGCATATTTGAATTTTGTTAATGAATCCGCAGAAGCAAAAAACTGAAACTCCCGTATTATCCAACCAACGATGATACGGGGCGACACAATTATCAGGTAGCTACCATCTGGGAAAAGATGGTAGCTGACTACGCGCGCGTTTCTTTATTCGACGTGCAAGAAATGGATTATCTTGAATACCTGTCGCTTAGACGCGACGCGTTCATTTACATGCAGAACCAGACTGAGGAAGGTCAGGAATATCTTGACAACGCCTATCGTCTGGAACAGACAGAAGCTGACAGGGTTTCTTTACGGTCTCATTTTGGGATGAGGTGATAACTTGGCAAAAGGTAAAATCAGGGGTATCACCGTAGAAATCGGCGGCGATACCACGAAATTAGGTAAAGCCCTGCGAGAGGTAGACGCTACTACTAAGGGGTTGCAGAAGGAATTAAAGGGCGTGAACACGCTGCTTGACCACGACCCTAAAAACGTGGATTTGCTGAAACAGAAGCAGGAATTGTTGACAAAATCCATCGCCGAAACGAAATCTAAACTTGAGATTTTGAAATCAACACAAGAACAGGTTCAGGCACAGTTTGACCGCGGCGAAATTACCGCAGAACATTATCGCGATTTTCAGCGCGAGATTGCGGCTACAGAACAGCGGGTGAAA